AGGATCGATTTTTACATTCATAGGGCGCAAAATCTTGGACCTCTTTTTACCGTCGGGTCCTCCCGCGGCAACCGCCAGTTCCACATTTTTCGATATTTCACTTTCGCTATCCAAAGAAAATTGCAATGAAAAGTCGGGAAATCCATTTTTGAACTTGGCGCCTTGGTAATAATGCTCCACCGATCCCCATTTTTTTCCGTCCACCGTAAAAAGAGCATCATTCCAGCTATCGTCCAATTTACGCCGCCATTCGGGAACACGACTCAATTTCACAAAATGTTCGCGTTCTCCGGTAGGTATTTTTTCGTTCGACCCTTTGCCCGGCTTGGACGATTTATCCGCCTTTCCGTGAAACATAAACGTGATATTTGGATCAAACGCGTCATTTGGATTCGCCTCATCGGATTCGTCGTCTGAATCTTCAGGTAAATCTATGCCCATTTTTGATTTTAAATCGCGGAAATCTTGGATCATATTAAATAATCCGGAATTACGTTCGATACATTTATTGATGACCATGTTTTTAACATAAAAAGGGATTTCATGAAATTTAAAAATACGTTTATCTTTATAATTGATCAACCGATAATGGTTTCCACTGAACGTTGTCATAATATAATAATCCGGTTTGAAAGTTGATGCTTTTTTTAATTGGGGATCACTATCGCCGCAATCAATAACACTATCGTAATTCTTTTCGTCAAAAGAACGTTCGGATAATATGATCATCTTTATATTTAATAATCGCTCCATAGTAGCAATTGCCCAAGAATCCGCCCAAAAATGCGGGGTTTTTATATACTCTCGAAATTTCTCCAACGTATCTATTTTGGCAAAATCGCCAATAATTTCGTCATTAAACGTTTGCGCGTCGCGTTTATCTCCTTGTAATTTTGCATATTGTTTTTTTGCCTCGTTCGTTTCTTGGACTATTTTTTGTAATTCCGTTTTATCGTTTTTCTTCTTGGCTTCTTCTGCTCTTATTTTGTATACCTTTTCTATCGTGTTTTTTATCGCCTTCAGTTCGCGCTCGTATTCCTTCATAGTTCCATCTAGAGATAAAAACAGCGCGCGCCTCTCTTCGAATAAGGCTTCCGTCATCTCTTTTGCTAGCGCCGCTCTTAAAATATCCACGGTGGTAATTTTTCCTATTTGTTTGAATGCATCACGGATTACGGCGAAAAAACAATCGCCGTTTGATTCTACAGAATGAATTGTGAAATGATCATTTTTCATGAATTTGGCGATCCATGGTTTGTCTTTCGAATCCACGAAATCTTTTTTTATTTGTTCTGCTTCTTTTTCGGTCTCTTCGACCAATAGAGGAGGGACCTTTATTCTATCGTCCGTTTCAAAAAACCCCTTTTTCAAAGTAGCATTTGCTTTTTCAGTTTCCGCACTTCTTGGAGCCTTTACTTTCGAAATTTCGTCTAATTCGTCTTCTTTTTTCTCTTCATCTGGCTTTTCACCAGGCCTGTCGCTATGCTTGTCGCTAGGCTTATCGCTATGCTTGTCGCTATGCTTGTCGCTATGCTTGTCGCTATGCTTGTCGCTATGCTTATCGCTAGAACTATCTCCCAATCTTGCCTTTCTCTTTAAAAAATCAACATCGACAAATTTAAATAATAAAGGATCGTCTAATTTTTCTACATCTACATCACCGTCTTCGTCTATCATTTCTATTGACTTTTTTGAAGGAAACTCGAAAACGCCAATTCGCGCCTTTATTGCATTACTTTTGTCCAATAAATAAATACATATATATGAAATATCTTTTGCCAAAAAAGAGTTATTTATTTTGCCCAAGGATACGTTGACCCACTCATCGAACAAATTTAATTCATATACAATCGATTCGTGCCCTAAATCATTCGCGTCTAATGATCTAGATTCAGGATAATGAATACTATTATTTATTTTTGAATATACCATTATATATTATGTTTTATAAAATATAATGATTATCGACGACGTCGTCTACTCTTTTTATTGTGTTTGCCTTTGTTCATTCTTCGTGTTCCCCCTCTTCTTGCTTTATATTCCTTCACTTCTCTAATATTATTGTACTCAGGGCAATCGAGTGTAACAATCATATCTTTAATTTTTTTAGGCAAATCGTTAAATCTTTTAAAAATTCCTTTTCCATTATAAGTTATTAAACGATAATGATTCACGCTTTTTGTCACAATAATATAATAATCTGGGTTTTCCGTATCAGGACCTTGGCACATGACAGCGCTATAATCTTCATAACTCGGTATTTTTGTTCTTTTACTCCGGGCTATTTCTATTGCAGCATTCGTTCCTTCTTCAGATACAATTATTACTTTAATATTCAAAGCCTTCTCAAATATGATTATAGATGCTCCTTCTGCCCAAAAACTCGACGTTTTTATAAATTTTTTATAATCTTCCAAGCTTGTCTTTTTATGCTCAGGGTCTTCGTTTGAAATCAAATTGTTGGCTAATATATCCATTTTTGGATACTCCGATACTTCTTTATTATCTCTTTCTTTTTGGGTTGCGTTTGCATATGCCTCTGCTGCTTCTTCTTGTGCCAAATTTACAAGAAATTGTATGCCATCGGATAGTAAAAGTGCATCTTTCTCGTCAAATTTCGACATAGAAAAATTGCGTTTGATTATATTTTTCAAATCCACGTAGTTTTTATCGGGTATTTGATGTTCTCCGTCTCCATCTAACATTTGTAATATTTGTTGCAATCCATTGAAAGTTGCGCTAAAAAATATCGGCAATTCCTTACTTCTGTATAAACTTAAAATATAGGCTATTGTACCTTTAACGTTCTCTCCATTGTTCCATTGATTTACTAATTCTAAAACTGCCGGGCCAAATATACCTAGTCTATCATTATAATAATCAACGATGTCCGGAGACTCGGAAATTAATGATCTTAATTCATGAACGGTCTTATTTATTCCGGCCGATTTTAGTGCAATTCTTATTGCATCAAAAAAACAACTACCGTTGGCAATAGTGTCCGTTACACCAAACATAGGATCCTCCATAAATTCATCGATCCAATCACTATGGCTCTCTATGTCACTAAAAGACGCAGAAGACGCAGAAGACCCGGAAGAAGACACAGAAGACCCGGAAGAAGACGCAGAAGAAGGAGAAGTAGTAGAACCGTCTTCTGGACCTAATTTTTCCTTTTCTTCAGGAGGCGGCTTGCTATTTTTTTCTTCTTGTTTCTGAATTAACTCAAATATATACGTGTCAAAAATCAAAGGGTTTATCTTTATTCCCGCAATATTCTTTGAGTCAACATAGGCTTTATTTCCAGGTTTTGCAATTTCTTCAAAAATCTTACTATCGCTAAGATCAGTTAATTCTTTAATATTCTTGCTTTCAAATACCCCTATATTCGACAAGACTGCATCACCTTCAGTAAGATAAATATTAACGAAGTAAATTCTTTTAGATTTATCGCCTGATTCATGCGCCTTCCATTTCAAGTACTTACTAATTCTAACATTTATTTTTGTATTTCCTAAATCGTAGTTTGATTCCATTCCCATGTTCTTTATACTCGAACCAACCGATTTATTAATGTCAATTACATGGGGTGGTCCTAAATAATCTAAAAAATCGGGTGATATATCATAATTACGGGTATATGTTATTTTACCTCCTGGTGACAAAGCCGATTCTAGTTCTCCTTTATCGGTCTTTGATTTTGAAGCCATTATAATATATGTATATATTATAATGACCAAACGTAATAAAAATTCTACTCTTGGTGACGCACTTGCAACAGGCAGTGGACTTGGAATAGGATCCGCTTTGGGAAATGCAGGCGGCGTGACAGTTTGCGGAGGAAACGATTCATCTTTTTACTGTCAATTCGTTAAATTCTTCAACGTATTCAAAATGTTTATTGTAATTTTAGTTTTTATTGCCATTATTGTTTATCTTGCTTACACATTTAGCGGAATTAAATCTACCACAAAAAAAATGAAAGGTGGATGCGGGTGTTCCTCTACAAAAGGTAAATCTTTATGGGGATAATCAACGCCGCAGAGATTCCATTATGTCCATATACTTAAATACAGCACGCGAAGACAAACTTTTATGATCCTTGGCGCTTTGTTTAGAAAAATGCTGCACGGCTGGTAAAACAGTAGACAACCATGTCTTTTCACTTTCAATAAACCCCTTGGATTGTGTAATAATCAAAAACAGATTTTCGGTGATTTCGTCAAATTCATTTATTCTATTTTCTTCGTCTATATACGCATTCAGTAGATCCACCAAATTACACAATATAGAAAGTAATTCATTTTTAGATAAAACGTCTTTCTTCATAAGTTGAACGATAAAAGAAGCATTTGCTTTCCGTAAATCATTTGTTTTGGTATAATTGCAAAAGCCGTCGTAATCCACATTATGATCCACATAATGTATTTTTTCCAAACTTTCAGAATAACGTTTTAAAACGAATGGCAACGAATCGAGAAAAATTTCAAATCTATTTGCAAGTTCTTTATATAAATCCGCGTATAATTCTGAATAAAATCTATTACCGCACACTATATCTAATATAATATTTAATGCGCGCGTTTTATTTTCAAGAGAGATATTAGAATTTTCTCCACATATTTCTTCGAGAACAGAAAAAATAGGAACCTTTTGTGTGTCATAGTTTTTCAATGACAATTTATTCATTAAAATGCGAATATCGGTAAAACTTTTATCAATCCCTTCTTTATTCTCCACGGTTGTACTTTTAAATTGACGCATTTTGTTCCATTCATCTTGCGTATCAAACGAGTTTGATACGTTTTTTTTACCCTTTTTGTGTCTATTATCTCCCGTTGGTCGATCCATTTTTTTTGTTATATTTTCAGGTTCTGCCGGTGGAATAACAATGGTTTTTTCCAAATAGGAAATAACGTCCGTCGAATATTTATCTAATGGCTTTACGTATAACAGTTTAATTTCATTGAAATCAGCCAACGTATAATAATTTTCAACCGCTGTCATTTTTGTTTAGATAAATATACCATTTATATTTTAAATCGTTTCGACGAATCAATATAAACAATTCTCAATTATTAAAATAATGGAGAATTCATTTGAAACGTGGGAAGATTTTATATTACATCAAGATTTATTGAGAGGAATATACAATTACGGTTTTGAAAACCCAAGTTCTATTCAAAAACAAACTATACATCCCATTTCCGCAGGAAAAGATGTAATCGGACAAGCGCAATCGGGGTGCGGGAAAACAGGAGCATTTGTTATAGGTACACTACAGCGAATTGACGTTTCATTAAAGGAAACTCAAGCTATTATAATTGCACCCACGCACGAACTAGTAAAACAGATTGCAATGGTTACAGAATCCATAGGAGCTTCCATACCCAATTTGATAATCAAAACTATGATTGGAGGAACCTCCATATCCGAAGATAAAGATTTCATAAAAAAAAATGCACCGCATATTGTTATTGGATCTACCGGGCGAATATTAGATATGATAAAGCGGCGATTTATAAAGACGGATAATGTAAAAACTCTTGTATTGGACGAGGCCGACGAGATGTTGTCACGTGGATTCAAAGATCAGATCTATAATATTTTCCACGGTTTAAAAGAAGATATACAAGTTGTTTTATTCAGCGCCACGCTCCCCCCGGAAATATTACTTATGACGAAAAAGTTTATGAGAGATCCTGTCGAGGTTATTTTGAAAAAAGAAAATCTTAATTTGGAAGGAATCAAACAACATTTCGTTGCGCTACAAGATGATTCTGCAAAATATGACACGTTAAAAAGAATTTTTGAACATTTGATTGTTAATCAGTGTATTATTTACGCAAATAGCGTTCCTCGTGTTTCTGATTTATGCGAAGCAATGATTGCGGATGGATTTTCCGTGTGTTGTATACATAGTTCTATGCCAAAAACGGACAGAGAAAAATCGTTTTCCGAATTCAGAAAAGGAGCATGTAGAGTTTTGATTTCTTCTGACCTAACTGCGCGAGGAATTGATATACAGCAAGTAAGCACAGTTATAAATTTTGATATTCCCAGGTGTGTAAATAATTATCTACATCGCATCGGACGCAGTGGTCGATGGGGACGCAAGGGTCTGGCAATTAATTTTATTACAAGATATGATGTTTCAACAATGCAAAACATTGAACGTCATTATAATTCCATAATTACCGAACTTCCGGAAGACTTTTTTCAATGATCCAATAACATAGAAACATATATAAGTATCTCTTTATCTAGAGTGAGAACTGGAGACGAGTGTCTTAATATACACCTGGCGTTTCTAGTTTCTTTTTTTGTATTTTGCGGTTTCCCGTCTTTTGTATAACATAGAACCGTCCAAATTGGAGAATCAAATGGATACGTACGCGGAATGCGAATATTTATTTTCATTATAAAATTTGTCTCCGATAAATAAGAATAAATTACGTTATTTATATCTCTAGGCAATCCTTTAATATACGTTTCAAGTGGATTATAAATGTTCAGTTTTTTAATGATAAGCTTGTAGCGGAAACGGTCTTTTCTTTCTAGCGAAATGGAGTGATGCGAATAATCTGTGTTCAATATATCAAAATGCGTTTCCATTTTAGTCATATCAATTGTTCTAGCTAAATAATCGTGTCTTCGATTGAGGATCCCTATATTCTTACAGCAACATTCAATGCAATTGCAATTTTTACACAGGGTCTCGTTTTCGTTCATTGTATTCTTTATGTAATAATATGTTGACCTTATTTTATATTCAATTTTCCATCATAAAATTTTTTGGCGAAAAACTCTTATAATATCATTTTGCAGTTATTAAATTTATTGCATTTTTTTGATCAAATAATTGTTTAAATTTATCATATCTTTTTTCCGATTCCATCTGCAATTCGTCGTTTGTTTTTTTTAGTAAATTGGAATATACATTCGAAAAATCGTGAATGTCTGAGAAATAAACAATTCCCTCGTAAAGACGTTCATCTATTTCATTTGTGTGTTCTGAAACGATTAAACCTTTGTGACTTAACAATTTGTTAATTCTCATGGCAGGTAAAGCCGCCGTATTTTGTCCTGTCAAATTAATAAATATTTTTGGATAAGAAGATTCAATAAAATCATTGTAGTCCGAATCGCTCCATAAATTATTTATTTCGATTAAATTTTCTCTAATTTTTGGATATTCCATTAAAATGTCATATTTTTCCTTTCTGTAACCAAAATTTCCTAAAAAATATAGTTTCATATCAACATTATTATTATATTTAACAAACGATGTTGTATCTTCACATATAACGGGAATAAATTTGATGATTTGTTTTGATTCTTTTTTATCATATTGTTCAAATATATATTTTGAATATGTCCAAATTTCATCAGAATTTTTTAAATTTGTAAACGCTTCTGTATTGAACCATATGGTATATATATTTCGTTTTTTTAAATCTTCAAAATCATTAAATTCATGGCCTACATAAATGAAAACGTCATTTTCTGAAATTTCATTCAGAATATCTATGTCGGTTTTGTA